TAAGCTTAACAAATTCTTCTCCATTCATAAGATGTGTCGTTTCATACCTTTTAAATAGGTTTATTTTCAGTTTTTTTAAATGTCAGTGTGTGACAGTTAAAAGTAATAACAGTTGCTAACCTTCGTCTAATATATGACAATTTAATTGTTATTAGATAACAAGGCTAGATGATTCTTAGTATTGATATCGGAATAAGAAACTTGAGTTTGTGTATTATTGAAGCAGGTAGAACAGATGATTTTGGGACATATCGAATACATCTATGGGACGTATTTGATACAATAGAGAGCGAAGAGTATTCTTGTACAGGCTTGCTTAAGAATGGTTCTGTTTGTAACAAAAAGTGTGGTTACAAATCTACGGTAAATGGTAATACTATATACACATGCAAAACCCATTTTCCAAAGGACCAACTTCCGTTGACCAAGTCCAACACATTCAAGCGAAAGCTAATTAATGACTATCTTTTGCAAGATATTGCCAAAATTGTCTTGAGTAAACTTCAGGAGATATATGATAATAACAGTGCATTTAAGGAGTTGAACAGTATTGTTATTGAATTGCAACCAAAGGTTAATCAGAAGATGAAATTCATATCACATATAATATATGGAAAGCTTGTTGAACTGTATATAAAAGAGAGGACAACAATCAGATTTGTAAGAGCATCTCAGAAATTAAAAGCTTACACGGGGCCACCACTTGTATGTAACTTACGGGGTGCGTATGCTAAAAGGAAATGGTTGAGTATAGAGTATACAAAATGGTTTCTTCAAACAAAATTTAGCGATGAAGAAAGAGAGCGATGGCTAGAACGATTCATGTCACACAAAAAGCGAGATGATGTTGCTGATAGTTTTCTGATATGCATATGCGCAATTGGTGGAATTCCAAAACGTCAAAGAACAGATAAAAATGGAAGATGTATAAAGTAGCTAAGTAAAAGTGCAACAAAACTGTATCCATGTCGTGCGTGGTAACTTGTACTTGTATTTATGTAAAAAATTATTGACAATCATGTATGAAATATCAAGTTCATAGTAGAACTCGTGATAGAATATTGAATCATTCTCAGTGAGAGAGTGCACAGGCTTGTTGTGATAAATACAATCAATAAAAAAGTCTGTTAGATCGGAACTAGAAAGATGTTGTAAGAACATTGGGTTGTGGCCAAATCTATCTCGGAAATCATCATAAATATCAATAATGGCATCTAGGTTTGTATGGAAAAAACATTCAATAGGATCTTCATCGTCAGATGTATCTGAAGCAGTAGATTCGTCATAATTGTTCATTTTAGGAGAGGCTTTTTATGTTGTAATATGTGGGGGGTTCACTGTATTTTATATAAAAATTAGGATGTTTTTAAATTACTTTAGGTATATAATTTGCGAAATATAATTTTATTTTATAAGAGTATATTAAAACAAACATGGCAAACTTCCTTGAAATGATTCAGAAAAATGATTTGATCAAACTACTAATTATTGCTGTTGGAATTTACTTCCTTATCACTTATTACAACAGAGAAACTCTTGAAAACACCATTGTAGACGAGCCTGTTGCACCTGTACAACCAACCACAATTGAGCCACCTGAAGGTTTGCCAGTTGCACAGCCTGTCGCAGATGCTGCTCAGTTAAAGGCAGAGGAGCTTCTCCCCAAATATGATGATGCAAATGAGTTTGCTAAGCAAAACCCTGTATCTAAGCTTCTCAAGGAATCTAACTTCTTGATTGCTGGACATCATGTCGGTGTCAATACCGTTGTACAATCTAACAAGATTCCTTATCATGATATTCGTAGTTCCTTCCCTGTTGAAAAGGCACAAGTTGGGCCATGGTCACAAAGCAGTTATGACAGTCCAGCGGGAAGCGGCCGTCGCGAATTAAATATTGGTTCTTAAATTGATTTAAAGAGCACTACATTTTAGGAAGCACACAAGATAGTGATTTTGAGGAACATACGGCTCGAGAGGTTTCATATTGATCCAAAACTTCGTTAAAAGGAGGTGAAGGAGAGGTTTTAGAGGTTGTTTCCTTGAGCTTTCTAACAAGACGGTAATATTCTTCACGCGAGATTTCAGACTTGTGATATTTCTGTTTCAGCTTCTTTTTTTCATCATTATAGCACTTGGCTTCTTGAGCTATAAGTTTCTTATTGACTTTATCTTTCATAGAGTAAAGCCAATACATCAATTCAATTCTTCCTACAAGATAATCTCTAATCGGTAGCTCTTTGCAAAATTTCTTAAAGGAATCTCTACAAAAGACACAGGGTAGCATTACACTTAATGAAGTTAAAGTGGTCTTGAATGACTTCCTTATAGCAATGTGCTCTTTATTTCTTGGATCAATCTTGGGGGGATATCTTCCAATGATAAGAGAGAAGAGAAAAGACCATGCGGGTGGTCCCCAATTTTTGGTGCTTAGTCCAGAATTGCTCAGATATTTGCCGTAATCTATGTTAGGTGGTAAATGCACAACCATTACCTCTCTTGTATATAACTACATAAAAAAAGTAAAATTGATTAAGAGTGATAAATTATTTCGAAATGCTCAAGCGGCATTTTTAATAGATTTCTATTGTTTAAGGCAGATAATGTAACCAAAGCATAATCCTGCCCACGTCGATAATCTCTTACTTCTCCTATGTATCCTTTGTAAACATTCATCATACTCCCGTTCAGGTAAACTACTCGTATACAAGTTCCTCTATGAATGTTTTCGTATAATGCGTGCTTTTGTTGCAATACTTGAGGTTTAATTTGTTCTTCTTCTAGAAGTTTAAAAAAATTCATTTAAAAGTATAATTGTTTAATGTTTAAACTCCTTTTATGTACTTGCTGCTCATTCCGGTTGCATTTTTGTTGTACAAGTTTAGAGCAAGCATTCTATATGGGATTGCAAAGGGGTTTGTAAATTTGTATATAATGGCAGAAATGATGCTTCCAGATGTTAATGAAGGGATTACTTGGGTAAAAAAGTTACATAGCTCTGATGATTTTGAAATCCATCATTACCATTTTGTTATGGCTAACAAAACTCATGACTTAAATATTATTGTGAGAGATGAAACGCGAATAGACTACAATAATTTGCTGGAAGTAGTAGAATACAAAAATGCAATTGTATATTGTGGATTGGAAATGGGAGAAGTCTCAATAGACCTCACAACTGATTTTAGAAAGTTTTTTTACCACTTTAACAAGGATGATTTGTTGTATGGGTTTCTTAGATACATTAAAGATGTATATAAATACGAGGACGATAATGAAGAGGAGCGAGATGGAATTAAGTTTGTTGTTTATTTGAATGATGAGGTATTAACTCAATACATTTACAAATTGCGTGATGTGCAAAACATGTCATTTAGGGAACTTTTGAAGTTGGACTGAAAACATAATTTGTTGGGGATTGTAAATGAAAAAGAAAATTGATACTTTACTCTTATCTGGAGGGGCTACAAGGGGTGTTGTATACTGTGGGATATTTAAGAGGTTGCAAGAAATAGCAGATTTGGAAGAGAACAATATAAAAATAGACATTAAGACCGTAGGTTGTGTATCTGTTGGGTGTATATTTGGATTAGCTTATGTTATAGGATACACTTACAAGGAAATGCAAGATGAAGTCATTCAGAAGAATTTCGCAGAATTACGAGAGATAAAAATAGCAAATTTGATATCTAAATTTGGGATTGATTCTGGAAAGAGGATTATGGCATGGATAGAGTCAATAATGGCAAAAAAGGGGTTTAGTGCAGATACAACATTCGCCGAATTATATGAAAAGACTGGAATTCAGTACATAGTACTTGCCACGAATTTGCATACATACGAGTTGACGACTTTTGATTACATACACACTCCTGACATGGAAGTTGTAAAAGCTATAAGAATGTCAATAAGTATACCATTTGTGTTTACAGCAGAGAAGCATAATGGTCTGGTTCATGTAGATGGAGGGTTAGTGAGTAATTATCCTATACACTTATTGGAGGACAAATTGAGTACGACATTAGGTGTTAAAATTTTATCTCATGATCCAGTGAAGAACGATATAACTGAGATAGGAACATACATATTCCATGTGATGAAGTGTCTTATGATACAAAAGGAAAAGTACACAACAGAGTCAAAAAAATTTCATAATCATACAATATATGTAGAAGCAGGGCCTTTGGTCAAGTCTTTAAACTTCTCAATGACAACAAGAGAAAAAATTGATTTGATTAAATTGGGTTATAAGAGTGCCCACGAATATTTTGAGCGTATAATAACAGAAATTAAAAATGGGGATATATGATAATGGATGTTGTGAAATTAATAGGATCTGGTGCATTCTCCAAAGTGTACTTGTGTCGAAGTGAGGATATGGAGGGCTTGCCAAAAAGGATGTTTATTGTAAAAGAAATAAACATAAATAGTTTAGTTAGAAAATACATGTCCAAGTCGAGTAAACGAGTTATAACAAGCCGAGTAAAACCTGGATTTACTCCATATAGAGGATGTGATTTGCATATGCCTGAGAGTGATTATTATTACAAAAGACTTAATCAATTGATTGAAAGTGAAGTAGAGGTTTTGAAGATGATGGTGCATAACAACATTGTTAGATACTTTAGACATACAAAAGAAGATGATATGTATTGTCTACATATGGAGTATTGTGATTTAGGTGATGTTTATGGTTTATTGAAGAGAGGAGGAGGAGACAGGTTTGAGAAGAATGTTTTTAATGGGATGAACAGGAAGTTTGTTTTCGACTTTATAAGGGATGTCTCACAAGGGTTGCTATTTTTGCATTCTAGAAATATTATTCATAGAGACATCAAATTACAAAATATCCTGTTAAAGAGTGGACAAAACGGGGAATATAAGTTCAAGATAAGTGATCTTGGGTTTGCATGTTATGACATGAGTTCTGACAACAGTGAAGAGGGTTCAGTGTTGGCAAAAAAATATTACAGAATATGTGGTACTCCATACTACATGGCGCCAGAGTTGGTTATAAATATGGATTCATTTGAGGACGTTACTGATTATAAAGAGGGAGATGATGCTAAAACGTTTGAGAAATTTTATGATAGGAGCATTGATATTTGGAGTTTGGGAGTATGTATATATGAGTTGATATATAACAGCGTTATTTTTCCTTACGATATAGAAGATATGTCACAATTAGTGTCTTTTTTTAGAGGTATGAAACAAGAATATATTGACATGACTATAAGACAAAGCTCAAACTTGGACGGAGTGCTTGAGGAGATATTGTGTCGTATGTTGAGGATAGACAGATATTCACGAGTTGGGGCTGATGAGTTATGTCAGTTTGTGGTGGACAAATTTAGGACACCTCGAGAGGAACTAAAAGGAATGGACACTAGAGCATACGATCCTAGATCCTACTATGATGTGCGCACAAAGATTTCAACATCTGTGAAACCTAATGTGGTTGAAGATATAAAGGGCAGCGAGCCGAGTTCGGGAACGTCTGTGTTCAGATGGATTATACAGAAGTTACAGTGGTCATAAGAGAGGTTAGCAACTGTTATTACTTTTAACTGTCACACACTGACATTTAAAAAAACTGAAAATAAACCTATTTAAAAGGTATGAAACGACACATCTTATGAATGGAGAAG